CCCTGTCCCTCGCGTCTCCTGTATATAGATTAAATAAGCCATGTTGTTGCTTTATCCCTTTCACACAAAACTTTTATATTTCCTAGGGTTATTTAGTTCACTGAACGCAAATGGAGGAGTATTTCCATTTAGAAGAGACTCTTTCATATCAATTGTACAAAGACCTAAATGATAAATCCCCTCATACAGGTTTTCAGTTGCTAAATCTCCCCCTGCTAATATAACGTTATACTCTACTGTGCCTGAGTTAGTTGCATCAATTCCCCCTGAAACGCATAAGCCACTAGCCCCCGAACTCATAGCATATCCTGTAGTGGTTCCTGGACTCCCTGACATTACCATATTAACAAAGCCAGAAACATCCATAGAACTAACTTCATTAAAAAATCCGTATGTCTTATTACCAACATCCCGCTCAGTGAAATCCTCTCGCAACATAACTCTAGAGGTAGCCCTATCCATATCACCCCCAGTCGAACTTCCTATTGGGAAAGCACCTAACACACTTTGTGCTAGTCCTAAAGAAGATGGATAATGTTGAGTAGGTCCGTCATATTCAGTAGAGGAGAACACACTCGCCTCCATCATTCCACTTCCAATTGCAGAGGGTAAAAAATTAACATGTTGTCCATTTCCAGGAAAAACACTGCTGACTGCAACATCTACCCCAGACCCCGCAAAAGTAGCAGCGACACTTGTATTGTGTTCCAATACTCTTGAAGTTGGGTTCGGCCATTCAGGGAGTCCTGCATCAGGAATATAGGAGCTACCATCAACTTCATTTTGTATTCCAGTCGTTATAGGACCAGTCCGATATCCTGCGGCGGCAGTCTCAAATCTATCAACAAGATATTCAATTTTACCAGCATTTAGATATTGAGCATTTCTAGTTGATTTATTAAACGCATCTGAACCTGTTCCAAACGATATAGCTTGAATAGTATAATTAGAAGAATCTAGAATAGAGGAGGTTGCGTGGTCTTCAACAGCAGATAGCGAAGGAGATACTGTCATGATCTCGGCTAATAGCTCCCCTGCCCCATCCACTAACATGTTGGGTTCTGTATAAAGGAGTGAGTCTCCTTGCCAAATTTCTACTTCGCCTCTCATTAGTTATCAAACTCCACATTTGTATAGTTTTCGAAATTCGTTACTTTCGTAACCCCAGGAGTCCAATCGGGATGTGTTCTATAATTCAATCTACTACCACCGCTAAGTTCCAAGGTTCCTGAAGTAATTGTTGCATCTCTTGATGCTAAATTAGTAGCGTAAACTCCTGTACCTTGTCCTATCAATCCATTATAGAACTTTAAAGTATTAACAAGTTGATCTTTGTCTAAGTAAAGCTTATCTTCTTTAACAAAAGGTCGATGAGGAATACCACTTGTCTCGATCCCATGTCCCGTTCCGATAGCAGAATCTTCCCTTTGGGTAAGGTCCTGAAGCTCTATAGAATCAAGTAAGAGGTACTTAACAGGATTATTATTAGGAACAAAGAACACCTCGACAGTATAGTTTGTGTCATCTCTGTTCACTTGTTCAGTGATTTTATAATCTTCATCATCAATAGGAATGATGTCTAAGTACTCAAAATTATTATTAATAGTAAAGTTTCTAGTATCAAACTCTATCTCAAAGTTTTCAAAATCACTAGATTTTAAGTTACTCAAGGTCTTATTATTTAGTTCTATATTAGACTCTAGATTGTTGCCTAAGCAAGATGCTTTCTCATCAGGTAATCTTGTTTCAAACTTATACCTGTGTGATAAAGAATTCTTAACAATAGGGATGGAAATCCTGCTTTGATCAATAACTTCCCATTTTTGGTTTGGGGTCCAACTCCAAATAATGCCATCTATTGGTTGAGTATGAATCCATACTCCTAATTGTCCTCCTCCTAGTATTGGAGAGTTCTCCTCAGCCACCAAAGCTTTAATATTTAACTTAAATTTGTGGTCCTTGATAAAGTAGTTTCTTCTATCCCCGTAGGCTGAAAGATCAAATCTTATCCTTGGGAGCGCACCGACTGATTTACATTTAATTACAGTGTTATCAACTAAATAATTCTCCATACCTTTGACGGCAGTAGAAGCATCTAATTTAAAAATAGTAAATTGATTAGCGGATGGCGCTCCTGATATATCGCAGAACTCAATTCCGCTAAGAATTGCTGGGTTTCTCCAATCCGCGTTAAACACATTCCCTTCTACCCAAGTCCCTGACAAGGGAATGACTGCTTCCTCTGGAGTGTATGCACTGAATGAGCCATTGCCATCTACATTCCAAACATTTTCAATATTGATCGCGCTGGCACTATCAACAGTTGGAGCAATCATATTACCTACAGCGGACCCAGCAATATCAAAATCACAATTAAATAAGCCTTTACCAAATACTTGGGCAATGATATTACCTCCAGTCTTAATAGACTCATTAAACCCAAGAGGATGCTTTGCAAAATATTTACAATAGTCTCGATGAGTTCTTTGGAGTCCAGAACCAAATTTAAAGTTCTCGTAGTCAGCAAAAGAGTTTAAAATATACCCGTCTGCAATGGAGGAGTTTGCTAAACTTTGAGCGTTGTTCTTCCAGTAAGCATCGGAATCGTATCCGCTTGTATTAGAGAGGATTTGATAACCATTATCCAAGGCTTTGGATTCCAAAAGCTCATGCATAGTATTATAAATTATAGGCACTTGCCCTCTATCTACATATCTCGCTGTAGCAGAAGATACCTCTAGTCTCTTATTATTTGAACCTAACGTATGTAACCCCCTATAAGGGAATGTCGCGCTTGTATCAATTCCAGAGAAGGTATTTGTAGAGTTTAACTTCTCACACCCCTCCCAAACTCCTGTAGGATCAACGGGGTCGCAGACAGGGTGGAACTTTCCAGCAGACGCAACGTAACCGAGTGTAAGCTCTCCAAGGGAAGAGACGAAGGATGGCTCAAACGTTGAGGGATCGTAGCTTACAGGGCCGTTGAAGCCCGTCCTGTCGTAGTATCCCTCAAGAGGGAGGAGGTACTTGAGGTTTCGCCTTCTCAAAGCTCTTCGTGGGACAGATCCCAAGTCTACAACAGCATTTACGTCACTTAATAGACTATCAATGATCTGATCAGCGTGAGGTCGTTTGAAAGTGTTAGCCGCATCTCGACCTCCGCTAGAGTCTTGGTTGCCATCACCTCCCCCACTATCAAAGCACATAGCAGCACCGCTCCACTCAAAGTTTCCTAAAATAGAAGCAGAAGTATACAAAGCCCTTGTATCATCCCTGTCTAACCCTGCGTAAGGAAAACTAGTTGCTGAAATATCAAATACTGGTTCGGTAGCACTGGCTGAAAGGTTTATCTTGGGGATTGCGTGTCCAGGAGCAAACTCTCTAATCACCCTAGATGATTCAAAAAGTGCATACTTTCCATCACCTTCTAAGGTAGTTTTTGAAAAATCCAAATCAGTATCTTTAAAGTTAATGAATAAGTGAGAAGATTTTCCATTCCAGAGGTTTAAGAGGTTCTTCTCGTAGTCTGAAATACTAAGCATTACATCGTCAAAGTTCGAAGGTACTTGTACCGAACTAAATAACATAAGCATCTCATTTAATGCCCCAAGATCGGTAGTATCAGTAACAGCACTACTTAAAACGTAATTACCAACCTCATCAGCAAAGCTATCTTTTACATTAAAACACTTTAGTTTCTCTACTAATAAAGATACCATCTCTGCTGTAATCGTACAATCCCTATAATACTTAACTTCATCAAAAGGAGGGATAGGGTAATTAACTCTTCCTCTATAATTAAACAAGAAGTTCAAGTCCCCTGTGGGCTTCAGGTACACGGGTCTACTACCATCAGAAGGGTGTTCTGAACCAACCATGTACACCCCAAAACCTAAAGCTCCATACCCTGTAGCTGCTTCGAAAGATAAACTTTCGCCAAATAACTTAGCATCCTGCTTTCTGGCTTGGTATCCATTACTGTTTTCTGCATGGAAGTGGAAGGGCTTCATGGTAGGATCACCAATAGTAGTATAAGTCTTTACCTCATACCCACGATTGTCTACCTCCACAAGAGTAGGTGGACAAAATCTTTTTCCATGAAAAATAAAGTTTTCAGGGAAAGCTTTATATAAATCAAGGAGGATAGAGTCTACAACTAGTTTTAAATTTTCTTCTAAGCTACTAGTGCTATAAGAATATACTCCAGCTTCTTCTGCCCTACCAAGGGTCCAAGTAGTTAAATCTTTAAACTCTGGGGATTCGGTTCCTAGAGCGTACCAAATAAGGAAAGGAAGATAGGATTCCCAAAGCTCTTCAACTTTCCCCGATAAATCAAATACTGAGTCGGTAATTAAAGCATTTATTGCTACTTGGATCGAGCGTAAAGTGCCTTTGGATTTGTATAGGTCCATAGCTATGCGAAGCTGATGTCTCCACTTAGACGCTGAGTTCCCTCTGAGCTTAAAGCCGATTAAGTCTGCAATATAGACTAAGTGTTCAGCTTTGACGTTTTCAATGTCATAAATTAACTCAATGTTCTCTATCTGATCACTTATATCAGCGGTACTGTATCCTAATAAATTTAAGAACTTTCTGTATGGACCTTTTGGGGATCTGTTATCTAATTGTACATTGGCATCTATGTAGCTAGTAAATGCGTCCTGAACTGTGAAATCCTGTTCGTCAATATACAACGGCGAATACACAACATCCACTAAAGTTTGCAGAGCCTCCAGTTTCTGGGTTCCACTTGTGTAGGTGGGTAATACTCCCGAACTGGAATCTACAATACCGTCCGCTACTCCTGAAACAAAATCAGCAGGAATATAAGAACCAAAAGAGCAAGTCTCGTTATTTCTCCACAAGTACTCTACTAAACCTTTAATACCATCAATAGTCTCTAAGGAATTACCTAAATAAAGACTATTTAAAGAATCTAAAACAAAACTTGAAGGGGAGTAGCTTAATCCTCCATCGGCAGAAGTATTTAAGAAGTACATCCATCCCAAAGCGTCAACTAAGTAATTATGAACACTACTGGGATCAGTGCTATTAGTTAAAGAGGATAATGTAGTAATGTTAGCGTTTAGCTGATTCTGAACTCCCGCAGCGGGGATTATCATAGGAAGAAATGTCCCTGATAAGTAATTATTAAATTCTGCGCTTGTATCGAAATTGGCTAAGGTCGAACTTAAAGGAAGTAGGATCTTGCTTTCGAAATCAAAAGGACTAATATTCGTCAGTCGGTTCTGCTTTACAAAGTACTGAGCGATTCCCGTTATACTATTTAAAGTACTCGTTTGGGTATCTTGAACAGCGGAGAGGGGAATCACCGTGCTGATATTATTTGCAACATTCAGGTGTGAGTTAATAACCTGGGATAAGGGATTTACCTCAGTACCACTAAGTTTTAAATCCTCCGTCTTATATACTTCAGGAGTAATAATCTCAATAAGTTCTACAAGATTTGTCTTGGAGTACTTTCTAGGATTAGGAGTATATTTATTATCGGCCATTACGCTAGTAATTCTACATTAATCGTTAAGTTATTCAACTGAATAATCTCATTGAAATCTAACGTAATATCTTGTTCTACGTTATCAATAGTTGAGAACCTAACTTCCTCAACTTCAAAAATCTCTCTGTTGATTTCAGCAATGCTAAAGTCCTCGCCAAAGGTTCTATTATCAACATTCATATAGGTTAGAATCTTGTCTTTTACTTTTGCTTGGATTTGATCTTGATTTTCTTCATCTGCTTGATCAATTCTAATCGTTGTAACTAAATCTAAAGTTCTAATTAAACCATCAACAATAACAACATCGTCGGTAGCCATCTTCTTCTTACTGATAGCCGTTAGTAGTTGAGTCTTAAAGTTGGAAGTAGCTCTTTGAAGTTGATAGTCCGAAGCTTTTTCTAGGATGTATATATCAATAACGTTAGCAGAGGAATATGCTTGACGGACAGCGGCATTGGCCTTACCTACTGTGCCGAACGTACTAATGAATGTATTGGCGAATACTGCGTAATCTTCTAAGGTTACTAACCTATCTTGTCTCCTAAATTCCAAAGGAGCATACTTTTTAGCGTGAGCCAGAGTCTCCGCATTAGCTCCACCTGTGCCCTTTGAGACATTTGTAATAGATACAGACTCGGGACTAAGATTAACCAAAGCATCAATACTTGTATTAATGGAGTTCTTTTCTATATTTCCTCGGGATCCTCCACCAATTCTATAGAATACGGTATAAGAAGCTGTGTCTTCTGGGGAGATACCGACACTTCCATCACCAAAAACAATGGTTCCGTTATACGCATCATCGTAAACCATCTCAAAGATCTTATCAGACGATCCAGAAGCAAAATAAATATTCGGTACTTCTGAATAAGCTCCCTCCATAGAAGCGGAATCGGCAGTAACATAAACCTGAACACTTCCCTCTACAATGGGTCCTTGTGTTAATTTTATGGTTTTAACAGCTTCTGTCGCTGCAAAGCTACCTGTATCCTTAACGAGAGCCCCTTCCTGTAGAACTAGATTTTCAAATACTTTTTTATCCGCACCTAAAGCTTCAGAGGCTTCAAATCTAAGATCACCAGTAGTGTTAACTGTGTCTACTAACCCATTAACAACCTTATATAAAGTAAAGGTAAGCGCTCCTCCGTCTTCAGGGGAGACAGTCTCTATAACACGGTCAGCAGCAGCAATTGTCATTCTTCCTGTAACAGTATTTTCTGTTGTGGCCTTTGCGTCTGCTGCTGATGATAAGGGGCCTTTCATGCTAATGCCAATTAGTTGCAAAAGCTTTTTAACACTAGATCTTTGGTTAGCCGTAGCCAAGAAGTTCTCATTAGCAAGCATGTCTGCTTTCATGGACATAACAGAACCCATGTAAGCTATGAGGTCAATAAACATCATACCTAGATCAGATTCAACAAAATACTGATAATCTAAAGGATAGACAGCTTTGGAATAATCAATCAAAGAATCTCTTAAAGTTAAGAAATCCGTTGCAGCAAAATTAACAAGCGAAGGTCTTTTGTTAACAGGTATGTTTGCTAACTTCATAAAGTCCGATGCTATAGTTCCTGAAAAGTTCATGATATGTTTACCTCAACATCAAATGTTTCTAAATCGGCGTTATCTAATATTAAAGATAAAATTACCTTAAGGGAGTTTCCTCCTGCTGGTCCCAGGTCGCCCATAGGGAAAACAGCAAGCTTTTTTATTTTTGCACCTACAATATAGTTTTTAAATGAATATTGAACCTCCCTCTTAATACCTTCAAAGGTACTCTCATCTAAAGGTTGATATAAATATTTACGAAGGTTGCACCCAAAGTTTGGAAGCATTACCCTCTCACCTCTTTCCGTCTTGAGTAGTTGGTGAACCGCATCCTTAATCATATTAATGCCTGTTTTCTTTGAAAAAATCCCCCCATCAGGAGATGACCCTAAAGGGAATCCCAAACCAAAAACTTCTTTTTTCTTAGAAGTAGGTCCATCAGTTATGTAAGTAGAAGGTTTTCTTCCGTATACAGTTACAGTTTGATTAGCAGCCATTAGATCTTAATATTTTTGAAGAAGCCTTGTTGAGCTTTGTAGTTTTTCAAAACCTCTCCATTATCTAGGGGTCTAGAGTAAAACTTTAAGCTACCAACATGTCCGCGAAGTCCACTAGTAATGCCTCCTCTATCGCCGCCCATGAAGTTGCCATTTTTATACATACCGTCTGTATACCCTCCACCCACAATCCAAGGAGTGTAGAAAGTGTTTAACAAGGGGCCTTGTTTTAGGATATCAGGACCATCGACTGTTGTGGATGAGTATTGGAAACTATTTGATTTTTTGAAGTTTGGAAGACTAGGGGAAACTCCTTTCTCTGTTCCGAATACCTCAGAGACAGAGGAGGTTGCCACAAGATATCCGTCTGCAAACATTTTAATAGTATCATTAATAGGATCACACGATATGTCGATTAAAACGAATTGTGATGACACGTTTCCGAAATCTGTTGCTGAAAGGTCTACTTTCATCTTATGGAAAGTAGGGTTGACTTGGCACTCATCACTGTTAATCCAAGATGCTGCGGATGCGTCTCTAGATTGCGTAGGGGCTATGAAGAAACTCAATGATGATACTGGGTCATTATCATAATTATTATTACTATACCCTGATAAATTTAATCCATATCCTGCCTCTGTAATTCTCCTATCTCTAGTAAAGCCGCAAACCATACCTCTCACAAACTCATCCCCTCTATTATTTCTTAGATAATCTAAATCTTTCTCAGGGGCAGGAGGGCAAGGACCAGAAACATCGGATTTACCTACATTTTCACTAGCTAAAAGAACCTTCGTTAATGAAGAAGCGGTAGCACTTAACCATCCCACACCTCCATCCATGATATTAGGAACATGAGCCCAACATTCTAATGTAAATCCTGTTGACGAATAAGTTAGGTCCCGATATTCTTTAGTGTCAGGAAGCTTGACATACGATCCTAACGCAGAAGCAGCTACAGGATCACTAAGTTTATTTTGAACAATTCCACCTAAGTAAGGAATTCCTAAACCAGAAACAAATATGTCTTTTTTAGAAGCTCCCACCATCTGGGCGTTATTATACATATTCTCTGTAGCACAATTTGTTACTGGGAAGGATAGCGACGAAGGAAGCTCTAACTTAGTTTCTAAGAAGTTGTAAATTCCAAACAACCCATCGTATACAACTTGATCATTTAAAGATAATACCGTTCCAGCCTCAGTAGAAGACGGGGAGTATAAGATACTACCTTTTCCAACCGTAGGAACCCTCAACTGATCAAAAGTTAACGAGGGAGGTTTAGCACTCGTTCCTGCGAACTTAGCGTTAATAGGTAACACTATACCTACAACATCAGCTTGATTAAATATTAAAGCATTCTGTTTTTCTAAATCTACTTCTAAGTTATAGTCTGCTAGGTACGAGAAATCATTGATAGGGACTTCTCCTGGGGAGAACTTAGGTTGGGTTTCCTCTCCGTAAACCTGAGGAGCCTTAACAGCAACCTCGATCTGTTTTTTTCTCCTGTTAATTTTACTATTATGATTAGCAATATCAGAGATAATTAAATTTCTTTGGTTTGTTACAATCGAGGAATCTTCTCCAAACTCAGCAATAAATGAAGTTAAATCTGAAGATAAATCATATACATTTTTATCCCTTTGTTGCTTTAAGACAGAGAGGAAGTGGTCTTCGTTATAGTAATGCTGGAGTCCTACGCTATCATCAATTCGGGTAGGATCAAAAATATTATCGGAGAACTTGTTTAGAGATTCAATCGAAATAGCTTGTCCCTTACCTCCTAGGTTAGGATCATAATCGTATGTCCACTTATCTCCTACAGGTACAATTCCTGAGATAGCCAAGAAGACAGGATCCAATCCTCCTGTTTGCGAGTCATAATAAAGTCCGTCCGAGGTCAATACATATTGTCCCGCAGCAGTCTCAGGGGGTCCGTAAGTTAGTCGGAACACTTCTTTTTCATCTGCCCCCACCGCTGGGTCTGTGGGAGAGCATCTCTTAAAATTAGTACCGTCTAAGAATGGGTTTAATTCAGAAGAATTTAATAAACAAGGCTCCAGGGAGGGATCTGCTGCTCTAGCTTGAAGGGTATTGTTAATTTCCGAGATCGTGGTATTACATTTATTTATAAAGTTGGAAGCAGACTCTAACTTAGCTTTGTCTCCTACGTAAACCTTGTTAAATAACTCTTCTGCTGCACCAGAGGATAGGGTAGCCTTTTGATCTGCCGAATTTCCTGACTGGAACGACTGAAGTGTATTAAATTTGTCTAAGCAGTCGGTAATAGCGTCAATTTGGTTTGTTATGTCTGTATAGTTTTGATATACTTGGGCTCCGAAAGCTGATGCGTACTCAAGAGCCCCTAAAAGACCAGTTAAGTTATCTTTTGTTTGGCTGTCATCATTTTCAATACCCATCCAAGAAGTGTCCGAGCCGAACTTAAGGAGCCCTGTCTCTGTATCGAACTCAATGATGCCTGTGTTCATCATGAGTTTTTTGAATACTTCTTTAGTTACTTCATTTGCCTTAGCTTTTCCTTCTGCAATTTTGGTCTGCATATCACTTAACACTGAGCTAGGAAGTAGGCTTAGTGCGTCTGATGCCAAATTTATCATACAGCTAGGCATACCATAAGCCATCCCTAGAGCCTGAAATGCTCCTGTTCCTGTTTGCCCTTGAACCTTTAAAAATGTGTCTAAATCAAATGATGCCATAATCGCCTCTTAGTATGTAGTTACTCCATCGTTTCCATAGTAACTTTCTGTGTTTCCAATCTCTGGGGTGGCGGGTGTGGACATTCCTCCATTAAGCTGGATTTGGGCTCCATCGGCATTAATATTTCCTGCTGCCTGCATATTCATAATCCCTTCAGCTTGCATACTAATATTACCCCCAGCTTTAATATCTATATTCTCCGCAGCATTAATGCCTATATTCTTTGCATCAATATCCACCTTGCCTTTCGTCTTAATCCGAATATGCCCACCTTCCCCATTAGTTTGGATTTCAATGACCTGATTATTACCAGACTCGCTAATACACTCTATGAATATTCTTCCTTCCTCAGCTTTGGTAAATATATTAACATCCTTCTTATCACTTTGAATATTTACATTCCCAGCCTTATTAGGTTCACCTTCAGGAGCTTTGGCTCCTGTTGATTGGTTTATTAGTTGTAGTTCTCTACCATCTTTCACCAAGATGTCAGTTTGAGATTCAACATTGAGGTATTTCTGTGGACCCACTGTTTCAATTTGAAGGGCTCTAGAAGGAACACTTTGATTTTTTGGATCATCCGTTAAAGTAATTTTTGCACCGTTACCTGAGTCTAAAATTATAGAATCAATTCCAGGACTGTCATTCAAAGTAACTTTTTTATTTACAGTAGACTTTATTTCGGTTTTCCTATTAATAAATTTTGGATTATATTCCTCGGATACTGTTAAACCAGCACCATTTACACTTTTAAAACTCATCCTCATGGGTACACCCCTAGCCTTGTAGTTCTCTGGATCGACCCTAGCTAGTGGGTAAACCTCAGCATCAGGTAGTTTTGATCCTATAACCTGTTCTGGTTCTGGGGCAAAGGTTGATCCCATATAATACCAAGCATTAGTTCCTAGGGGAGAGCAAACTAAAATCTCAACTCCCTCTTCGGGAATAGCTACGAAGCCTCCATTGGTATTACTTGCATACGGGCTAACATAATTAACATCAACATAATCAGATCCAAGAGCTTTAATTTTAGCCTTGAATGTACCATTCAAGGTTCCGTCTGCTCTGTCTCCCACCTCGGCTAATGAAATTAATTGATCATTTATATCCATAACTTTATTTATTCTGCTTATTGATACCCTTCTAAGACTTTAGGGGTGGATTTTTTCTCTTCTTCAGGTATATCATACTTCACTGCGTTCTTAACTAATTGAAATTCTGATTTAGCAGTAGTAGAATTAATAGTGTGTCTAAAGCCCATAATTCTATATAAACCACTAAAAAAGGAGTTCATAGCACTTCGTTTTGGTTCCTGACTCTGCATAATAGCGGTATCTTGTGCGAACAGAATGCAGTCATTATTTATGGTAGCAACACTGGTAAGATGAAATATAGGAAGCGTAGTAATATTCATAGAATGAGCCTCTCTATACATGCCTTCAGCCATAGAGGCCATAATGGCATTGGGATTTCCAGGGAGCATTTGTTCAATTTCCACATATCCCTGTAAATTATCCTGTTCTGCAACTTCTAATATAGCCGCTATACCGTCCGCTGCGAGAAGCTCGTCACTCTCCATGGACTTAGCTAACTCAGGGCTAATACGTCTCGCTAACTCTTGTAGTATTTCTGCTTTCTCTTCGTCTCCCGTACCTGCTGAAAAGTTATTTACTCGTAAGAATTGCGCTGCGTCTCCCCTCGTTGTAATGGGGAGAGTTCCTGTGCCTAATGGCAGCACTCCCGCAGCAACAGCAGAGGCTTTTCTACTGACCATCTTCTGAAATCCCGCTTGCAGTTGTGAAAAGTAAATATTTGCAAACTTAAATTTTATATCTAATACATTTGGGTTTGTAGTATTATACCTAAAAATAGGAATAGATTTTTCTTTTATATATTTTTTTTTATCTTCAGAGAATTCAGAATACCCAAACTCATCAGGAAGATAAGTAATATCCCCGAAGGAACCCATTAAGCTTCCTGTAAAAGGGGGAAATATAATTTTCTTTAGATCTCTATTATAATATGAGTTTGTTAAAATAGCTCTATCTAAAGGATGAAGGGGGATGTGCATTAGCTTTGCAGTAACAGCAGCATCGACGTTACTTTTTAATACAGCATCTTCTGTCTTGAGAACTTCAAGATCTTCATTAGTGGAGTATCCCTTAATTTCAGCCTTGTATCCAAATTTACCAGTAGTCTCTGGACCAATACTGTGGTCTTCCCGCTTAGTCTTTGCAGCAGAAGCTAGATCGTTTAGTTTTGATATACCAGCCATGTGGGAAGTTAAATCAATTTTAGCATACAGATATTTTTCAATAAGGGCTATATCTCCAACAATAATGGCTTCTCTTTCTTCATCAAATTTATGATATCCACCAAATAACGGATAATGAGTGCATCCTTTAGATCCATGTGTTCTACCAGACCAAAAATCTAAAACTTTAGTATCAGTTTCAGTATAAAGTCCTAACCTAATGGGGTATTGTCCCGTTGAATGTGCATTAATTTTTTCAATAACACCTTTAACAGCAGCCATGTGGTCAGGAATACCTTTATTGGAAGCTCTCTCTAAGATGGCAAAGTAATCTTTTTCAGTGTACTCACTTTCAAATCTTAAAGAAGCACTTTTCTTTTTTTCTACAGAGGCCATCTGGTTAATTTCAGCTTGGGGAATAGACTTCTCTATAGATCCAAAATCAAAAATAGATCTACTATAAATATTTAAATCAAACTCTTCTAAAAGAGATCTAAGAAATTCATATTTTATTGCCTTTTTGCGAGGTTCTTTTGAGTCTGCAAACTTTGTATCGACAATAGATTTTGCTTGCGATCCAGGACCGCCTGTTGCCGCTTTGGATTTTTCAGATTCTATCCTGGCGTTTTTTATTAATTTATTAATGGACTCTCTACAAGTAACATTAATATTGGGGAGGAGGACAATCACATTTGGATTGCCTGTTGCTTTCTGGATATAGCTTCGCAGTGTGTCTACAATAATAGAATGAATATCAAAATCTTCCACAGTGGAAACTAGACTATCTAAGTCTAGATCACCAAACGCTTGCTTTATTTCATCTCTACTTTTAGTAATAGCACTTTCCGCATTAGTTTCTAAATTCAAATACTTTAGAGGATCATAAGGCTTTACAGTATCGTAACCGTCAAGTCCCCCTTTTCCTTCTTGACCTGAAAATACAATTGGTTTGGATTCACCAGAAAACCTCATTGTTAAACCAGCAAGATTAAGATTTACCTTCTCATTAAATGATCCTCTTCTTTGGCCCAGATCCAAGGCTTGCGGGGTAGGGCTCAGGGTTAATGCTATTTCTCTAGCTCCCTTTACAGAAATATCAATGTTTTCAATCATTGTCTTGTGTGGACCAGACCATAGATCTAAATTATCTCCAGAGCCATAGGCAATATAAATTTCTTTCAATCCAAACTCTTTTGTGTATTCTTCTTTTAGATCATCATAAAATTTTTCATTATACTCAGACGAAGCTAGTTTCATTCCTTCGCTGTTTTTGGCGCTAAGGATGCTAGGTTTAGAATCTTTTGATTTGTACCTCGATCCAGCTACATTTTTTAGTAAACTACTACTTATAAATCTTTTCTCAAAAGTTCCTTTTGGGTCAATAAACTTCAGCTTCATCCTCGTTCCTGGGCCGAAGCCAAAGGAATGCTCAAATGAAATAAAATTTGGATTAGATTCAGCATTAAACATTAAAGTATCATCTGATTCATTAGCCGTAAGGGTCTGCATCAAACTTGTGTAGGTAGCTCCTTCTGCAAACAGCCTATCCATAGACTCTCTGCTATAAGTTACAATAATGTTTGCTGTTGGAACTTTCATTACAATTTAGGAATAAGTATTTTTTGGTTTACCTTAAATCCCTCGCCAGGATCATTTATCCCATTAACCAACATCAAAAGCCACCAGTTCTTAGGACTTCCGTAAAACACATTAGAAATTAGATCAGGACGATGCTCGTATCCTGTAGGAACATAACCTACTTCATAATCATAAGCAGTATCTAAATTCATAATTAGAGAATCAAACTTAGGAGTGTTTATAATTGTAGTGGTTAGCACCCCACGATGCCTAACCTGTTGGGAGTCCAAAGCATATGGTCCTTTGTTTTGTCCTTGTGATGCCATTAGGTTGTCCCTCCAGACCCTGGATCCATGCTGTGGGTATCCCCTAGTACCACAGCCTCCCAACCAGCGAGATTATCCTTCTTAATAATATCAATGGTATCAAATTCCTCAAAGTCCCCAGTTCTAATCTCTTCTAACTTCATAGTAATTTTTAATTCGCGGGGAAGGAGTGTATTTATATCATATCCTGCTGCTTCATTATAGTCAATTGAGTAATCTGTACAAATACACGGGATATCCTGATAAAGAATTCCATGCCGTAACCTAATAACAGGAGGTCCATAAATAGGATTTTTTGAGTAGTTAACCACACTTGACCTTATAATATTTGTCCAGTAAATAATTAAATCAATAATACGATATTTTAATTGCAGATTTTGGTTATTTTCTATCTCAAGTTTTGCTTGTTCTTCAGTGGCAGCGGCGGCATTAACCAGGTTATCTGTGGCATTAAAAATGTTTAGAGGATTACTTACAACATTTTTTATTACATTTGCAGTAAAATTCACTTTATTCAAAGAGGATTCAGAAATACCATATCTACTTTGAATAAAGTGCTTGTCCATCTCGCTTAAAGCTCCCGTAATACTACCATCTAAAAGAACTGATTTTGCACTATCTTTAGCAAGATCTTGGGTATATTTAGTTCCTAGTTGAAATGCCATGCCCATAGGACCATCTTCCGCTTTGTATGGTTCTTTGAACAGCTTTTTTTCAGCCTCCATATTAAGCTTGTCTGTTTGGTAATGTACATACTGATCAAATGTAATCCCTGGGTGCTGATCTAGGATATGGGGCATTGTCATTTTAAATGACAGAGTTAAGGTTCTAGACTCTGCGCCAAGGTAGCTATAAAGGTTACTAGATCTAGATATTAATGAGTACTTTTGATATCTAGCTTTTTTACTTTCTTTAATCTTAACATTCTCAAAGAAGGGCAATTCTACTACATAATGGTCCGCTCCTTTAGCTGGGACAGGAAAGTAGAACATAAGTTTTGATCTTTCAGGAAGGTTTCTATTTATTATGTGTCTATTACTCATTAGATGCTATTTTGTGTTTTAAATAGTGGGGAAGAAGCCTCTTGGGCTGCTCTTTGTTCATTTGCGATACGCAACTCCTCTAACATTTCCGAAGAAGTAGTATCTGCGCCTATACCAAGAATACTCTCTATGTTTTCGGATAGCATAATGGATGTATCTCCTAAGAACCTATTTGTTTCGAGTTCTGGAGTTTTGTCATTTATATCTGCTACCTCAACTTTTACAGCGTCTAATCCTTGTATTACGCCCAACGAAGAGTTCTCAATTTTATCTCGCATTTCTTTTAGAAGTCTATTCCCTAATAATTCAGGATCCTTATTAGCCTCTTTGATGCCCTTTTTAAATAATTCAGCGGACTTTTCTGGGGTCATCTTTATTCTATTTACACTGTCCATTATCGTATCATACCTTTCTGAAGTTACTTCATCCATAACTTCAGCTAAAGAGTCTATGAAGGTCGTATCTACTGAAACCATTGGTAGATTATTAGCAAAATGCATAAGCTTTTGTCCTACTATAACGACTACTTCCATTAAAACCTCGATAGTATAAATAACACTATTAAAGACCCCCTTTAAAATCTCCAAAGGAGCCACAATCCCGAAATGTATAGCAGTATTAACCGACATCAACGAATCCGTAAGTCTGGGTAAATACTCTTCACCAAGTTCCTTTACCTTATTCGTCATTTTACTAAAAGCATTCAATCCGTAAATGGCAAAATCAAGCATTGCAAGTGTTACGCTTTTGACAACTGCTTCGCCTCCTGATAATCCTTCCACCCATTCTTGAAAAGACTGTCCTACTTTCTGCGCGACCACGGACAAAACCCTGGCTACATCTGTAATTACTGGTCTAGCTAAAACTAGGGCTTCTTGAAAGGGTACAAACGCTTCAGCTTTTAAGGTTTGTAAAGTGTCCGCGAA